TCAGGGAATCAGCGTAGGCTTTCCCCGCCGCAATCGAACCTTTACCCGTTCCGCCTGCGGCTTCCTCATGGGTTTTTGAAGTCCACCCACGCCTAAGTGTACCGCCCTTTTTGCCTGATCCTTTCGGATAATCCCCAACGGGTGTACGCTTTATGACTTTGGCAAGCAGACGGGCGGCAAGTTCTTTGGCACATGAATCAACAAAGGCTTCAACCTCTGATTGCTGCAACTTGTTCAACTGCTTTTGCAGCTTTTTCATTCCTGCCATTGAAAACCCGCCCATTTTGGAAGCCATTAAGCCCAACCCTTGAAAAGTTCAAGCATGATTTCCTGATGTTCGGGGTATATGGCGGGTTCGCCGCTTGCGGAATATTCGGTTTTTATACCGTTTTGTTCCACAATAATTTTTGAACCTGATTTCACTTTGATTTCAGGTGACAGGAAAAGCTTTGTGCCTTGCGAAACTGCCGCCGCCGTGTCCGTCTGAACAACGGCGCTTATACTTTCAAATGACAAATTACAGGGCTGATTTTCGACAACGGTTATTTCTTTTTGGGTGGTTCGTTTGGTAACTGGATCGGTAACGCTGCCATATTCAACAATCGTACACAATCCGTTATAGTACAGGTTTTCGTGCGCTTTTCTTGCCGCTTTACGGGCGGCTTCTAATGCGTTCACCATCTGATCCGCCTGTAACAAGAAAATTCGTCCCGCCCATAAGTCAGAAGGTGGTTCAAGAAGTTGTTCAACCGCTGTTCGGCGGTCAAACTTCCTTCCCCGGTTGCAAACACCGTATTTTTATCCCCTTCCTGTAACTGCTTTACCGCATAATCTAAATCAAGCCCTGCAATGTCATTCGGTGAAAAAGTTTTCTTCACCGTTAAGAATTCGCCTACTGCCATATCAATAGCGATGTTCATTAAGCCGTCAGGTATTTCAGACACATTGCAATCATTCTTAATGGTATTCGTGACTTTCTCAACGGAAAAAGTCAAAATGACTTCATCCCCATCTTTCATCACATACCCGAAAGACTGCAAGCGGGTTTTTACCCTATCCAGCATAGAATCACCGCCTTTTCTCTTATCCTCTGGAAATGATTCTTGCAATCGGAACTGCCTTATGCTCAATGCAATTCGTACCGTTGTTTACCAGCGACCAGTTCTTACCGTTTTCAAGTTCGGTATTAGTGGGGCTGTTTGTAGCCTGTGCAGCTTTCAGGTAAGAAATGCCAGCAATAGCAACAGCGTTACGTCTGCGGGAAATAAGAGTATCTTCACCGCCACGGGTTTTTGCATCACGCACCATCTCATAAGGTACTTTTGCACCGACAGGCTCAAAGCTGATTGCACCTTCACCAAGAACATAGGTGGTGTATTTGGTGTAAGCATCCTGCGCCGCAACATAACCCGGTTCGCCGGAAGTTCCGCTTTCCTCAACGGCATCCACATTTTCAACAGGCATGGAATCATCAATCAGAACGGTTCTGCCGTTCCAAGTCGCCATGCCAAGGTCACGCTCAATTCCCTGTTCATCCGTATATTTCAGATAAGCAAGCAGTTTCAGGTTTTCAAGGTTGGTTGCAACAACGGAATGGCAAATAACAAGGCTGAATCTCTGCTTGTTATCACCGCAAGCCTTCTGAATTGCACTGTTCAGCGTGGTTGCGTCCATCTTCATAGCGTCAGTAGTAGAAGCTGCTCCCGCTGCGGAAATATCGTAAGTGTGTTCACTTACAAAAGCAGCGTTGGCAGTCTTAATATTACCAGTGCCGGTTGCCTGCATAGCGAAAACGCCTTTCAGGATAGCAAGAATCGTGTCCTGATCCCTGTCATTCCAATAACGGGTAATCTGATTTCTGACGTTTGCCATGAAATCAACACCGCCAGTCACATCATAGCTGAAATCTGCTTCCGTCCAGCCCATCATGCGACCATAGGTGAAAACACCCTGTTCAAAGGTATCAGTGCTACCAGGGGTAAGATTGTTCACGCCGTCATAGTTCTGTGCATCCCCGCCAATCAGCCCAAAATAGGGAATAACCCCATAAACGGTGCCAGTCTGACCGGGATTCAGGAAAAGATCACGCAAACGCTGATCCGTGATAACCGCGCGGGATTCCCTAAGCTTATTCAGCTTCACATTCGGAACGGCGGTCATGTACTTTCCAAAAGCCTTTTCATTAAAGCTTTTTGCATCAAATTTTGCCATTGTCTTTCAATCCTTTCTTTGAGATAAATTATTCAGCGTCAGGGTTCTGATCGATATAGTTCGCAAGTTCCTCATAGGTCATTTTGGACATATCCACCTTAGTTCCCGGCTTCACATTACCGGAAGCCCCCGGCTGAAATCCTTTGAAGTTCTGCTTCTGCTGTTTTTCAGCGAACAGGTAAGAATCCGATTTCTGAATCGCTGAAAGCTGATCGTCAAATCCCGTCAGCTTGCCATCTTCACCAACCTTCACTTTGGAAGTGTCAAGCAACGCACGAACCGCCTTGATATTCTTAGCCCCGCCTGCTGTCAGGGCTGCATCAATGGCATTATCAAGGCGAAGCTGTGTCATTTCTGCTTCATGCGCCTTTTTCTGATTGGCGTTTTCCTGCTGCAAGGTTTCAATCTGCTTTTTCAGTTCCTCATTATCGCCGCTGGACTTTTTCAAATCCTCAAGCTGCTTATCCCTATCAGAAACGGACTTTTTCAAAGTCTTGTTTTCCTCGTTGACCTCGTTAAATCGGGTTTTGGTGACATAGTTTCCATCAAGGGAATCCATTACCTTCTTTGCCTGTTCCTCTGTCAAACCCATTGCAATCAAATCTTCTTTATTCATGTTTGTACCATCCTTTCATTTCCGTTGTTTACCGTGGGTGACGAACCACGAATGAGTCTTGTTCTTTACCGCCTGCAATGCAAAAAAGGCGAAGAAAAAAGCACCCTTGCGGGTGCGGTACTATTTAACCCATAGTTGGGAGATAAGCGGATCACCATTCCTTTCTAAGTGCGAAAGCCAATAGTCACGGAAATAACCCCCTTTCTTCAAAAATTCGACCTTATATAATGCCTATATACAAGCTGAAATAAAGTCTTTGATACATTTATTGCCTAAAAATAAGCATGAAAAAAGCACCCTTGAAAATAAACTTTCAAAAGTGCTTATTCCTTTTCGTAATATTCACATTGAACCTGATTCATCATCACTTCATAAGGTTTGAACTGCGGATAAGGGTACATCCGGCAAGAACCTTTCTGATAATGGTTTGAATAGGCTGTGCCGCCATCTCTGAATATACAATTTTTACATTGACGGTACTTTTCAATCTGTGTGTTGTCGCTTAATACTTCATCCGCATACCGTTCTTCCAAAGATTTCTTTTCAGCCATTCAATCACCTTCTTTCTATCGTTGCGGGTTTTGCCCTATGACTTCAAGATCAATGTATATTGTACCGGGTGTTTTCTCAACCTTTGTAACACGGAAAGTTGTTCCTTGCTGCAAAATGATTTCCGATTCCTGCCCGAAAGAAGATTGCTTTGCAATACCATCCCAAGACTTACCCGAACCATTACCAAATGCGGAAAATGGTTCAACATACATCATTTGAGTACCGGAAGGGGCATAGATATTCAGGATAATATCACCGCTGAATCCTTTGCCCTTTGCAACGCCACATGAACAAAAACCGTATTCTGTGGGTGTAGTACCCAAAAGCAAGGCTTCCAATTCATCCTGTGTTGCCCGTTGCAATTTATCCATCGGAACATTGAAGAATTTATCCATGCCCTTAAATCTACAACCACGCTGCAACCAGAAATCTTCCTGATAGGTTGATTTTTCGATTATATCGGTCATGGCGTTTATTTCCTTCCGCATTGCGCCGGGTTTCCATCCGGCATACTTCACACCGATCTGATCCAAATCCACATTGCCAACGCCTAAGAACTTTTCGCTGCCGTACTCAATGCCCCGCAAAGGCTCATTGAATTTGTGGTAACTTTGGGTGTAATCGTAGATAGCATTTTTCTGTGCGGGCGGGGAAGTACGCCACACCTCGCCGCAAGTATCACGCAAAAGGGCATCTGCTTCTTTAGTTGACTTAGCCCACATTGCAGCGTCTTTTCTTTCCTGCGAAAAGGCATCGTCCACCGATTCAATTATACCATCAGTTTCAAGTTTTTTCAAATCAGATTGAACTTTGCTGATCTGCTTATTGACCTGCTGCAATTCTTTCTGAATATCCGCATAGGCTTTACCCTCTGTGTCCAGTTCTTGAAGCTGATTGTACAAATCCTGATATTTCTTCATCAGGTCAGGATCACTTTCAGTAATGAACTTCCCTTCATAGTATTTCTTCTTGCCCTCAATATTCAGGGAAGCCCAATCAGCGGTTGTTTTATCATCCTTCCAAATGCCGGAATAGGTTTTGACCTCAAAATCATCAAGCTTCTGCTGCAAGGCGGCTTTCTGCGCTTCCAAGTCAAGCTGCTGTTTGGCAAGGGCTTTTTTCTGTTCCTTTACCAACTTTTCATTCAGCTTTGCTTGCCATTCTGCCTTTTGAGCGTTCAGGGCTTCAATCTGATCCCCAATTGCTTTCAAGGCTTTTTCCTCTGCGCCGTCATAGGATATAGCGGAATAATCCCCGCCGTAGTCCTTCTTGAAATCTTCCCAAGAAATCAAGCCGCTTGTCTGCTGATTGAATTGGTTTTCCAAATCTTCAATATCAGCTTCCGCACCTGCAATATAGGCTTGCAGCTTCTTCTTTGTTAAATATTCCTTCTTAGGTTTGGGCTGTTCAGGCTCTTTGTGGTGTGAGTAATGAAGGGCTGAACCATCGTCCACCACATCAAAGCCGGACTTATCGCCGCCATCTACAAAGGTTTTCTTCCAATCCTGATAATTCATATCATCAGGAATATAGTAGGTTTTGCCCGTTTCTTCATCCCTTGCCGCCCGTTCCCCAATCTGACCGAAGTTTTCATCAAAATGCGGAATTGTGGTTGAACGGCAATAAACATGAAAGGGCGGGGCAGTAACGCCCGCTTCATAGTCCTTCATCGGAAACACTTGCCCGTCAAGGCTGCGGCATATTTCCGAAGTATGGGAATCCAGCGTTGCCACAATTTCATATTGTTCAACGTCAAGTTCATTGAACGCTTCCTTCTGTGCAACGGAACTGAAATAGGCTTCTTCCGTCATAACAAGCCGCCCGGCGTTGTTCTTAGAAGTTTTCATCTTCTTTGCAAGGGAATCAATAGCTTTCTGAGGATCAGCCCCAAGCATGATGTTTTGGGTAAGTTCGCTGTGAACCTCTGAAATCAGCTTTTGCTTATTATTCCAAATGCGTTCAGAAAAATTATAGCCGTCAGCTGCCCAAGGTTTACTAAGTACCTTTTCAATCTGCTTCTGATCCAGCCCCGCAATATCCCATCCAATGCCGAATCCATTTTGAAGTTCATAGATTGTGTGGAAGTAGCCACTTTCAAGAACATCCTGCATCGCCCCGGTCATAGTCCCAAGCTGTTTTGAAAACATAACTTCAAGGCTCTGCTGTGTCTGAATTTTCAGGGCTTCAAGTTTGGAAATATGGTACTTTGCAGAAGCATTTTCCAATTCCTTCATCCATCCGCCCATCAAAGCGTTGTCCTGACCGTACTTGATATATTCCTGAACATCCCATTTCAGTTCTTTCAGGTCAGAAGCGGAAAGCCACTTCCGGGCTTCTGCCATTGTGATCCCGTTGTTGTCGGCAAAACGCTGATACCATCGGGCAATCTGACCTTCAATCTGCTTTTGGGCTTCATTATACTGCTGCACGATTTCCCCAAGGGCTGAACCGCCTATTTGGTTCTGTGCAACTTCAAGCTGTTCGAACCGCTGCTTCCAGTAATCACTATTCTTCATCTACTTCACCGCCCTTTTGCTGTGAAGCCCCTTGCTGCTGCGGGTTCGGTGCAAAAGGATTATAAGCATTAGCTTCTGCTTCCTCTTTTTCCTTCTGCTTTTGTTCTTCAAGCCTATCCATTTCTTTTTGCACATCATCCACCCACGGGTGCATACCAATAATAGTTTCATCCGAAAGAATACCAACGGATTTTGCACAATTATCAATGGCTTCACTTTCGTTTATGAGAATATCTCGGTTGAAAATGATATTCACTTCTTCCCCTTCAAAATCCCCATACCCGGAATTAGAAAGATAAGCGTTGACAAACCAAAGAACATCTTCAAAGGCTGCTTGCAATTCGGTTTCCATATCGTTTGCATCCAAATCAATATCAGAATACATTGATTGAATGTTCATCTGATTAGGATTGCCGGACAGTCTATCATCTTTGGCATCATAGCCCATGCCATTTTCAATGATTGCCTTTTTGAAGATTTCCAAAATAGCCTTGTAGTTTTCGGAATTGACGGTGATTTCAAGAGTTTCAACCCCGCCTTTGGTTTCCCCGTCATAGCGAACCTTCACCGCCCCAAAAGTGGCAAGGTTACGCCGGAATTCCCCTAAATTCGTGCCATCATAGTTTTTCAGAACAAGGATAGTGTTTCGGGTGTCCTCTTGCATACCATTTTCAAAGTCAGACAGCATAATATTGATACCGTCCTGCAAAGATTTCACCTTTTTTATCAGCGGGGTTTCCTGTTCGTTGTATTTCAGAGGGATCAGCGGAACCCGTGTCCAGTTAAAGCCCTGAACTTCCCCGTTTTCATTCATAGTCATAACGTGGTAAGAATTAGAACTTTCCTGATTGACAACATCAGGGATCAGCACACCACCATCTAAAATAAACCTATGCACCCCGTCCAAATCGTACACTTCAACCTTTTCAATTACCACGGGGGATATACCTTCATACCCAACCACCAAATACAGGCGCACCGCATAATCAAGGATTGTGTGTTCGTTATCCTTCCAAAAGGGAAGAATTTCATATCCGGGGAACAGGCGGAAGGAAAATTCCCCCGTTTCCGTATAATACGGATAAAGCCAGCAAATGCCGCTGTTCATCATAGCCTTTCCAGCGTTCTTGATTGTTTTCATAAACCGCTTGTTGAAAACCTTTTTCAAAAGTTCAACGTACTGTTCATTATCACAATCAACGGCAAAAGGCTGCCCCAAAAGATAATTTGTTTTCTGGTTGACAAGCTTTGCATACTGATTATCAATCACCCGATTATTCGGAAGATTATCAACCACTTGCAGCTTGCCATCTTCACCGATCATGGTTCTTTTGCGGGTTAAAATGTCGTGTTCATTATCATAGTACAAATGACCTTTGATCTGCATGATACGCTGCGGGCTGTTTTTCCACTTTTCAATTTCCCGTTCAAGGAATTCTTTATCGTGCATTTTTCCATGAACACCTTGCAAAGCCCAATTTGACACACGCAAAGCCATGTTTCCGACAAAGCCAAACACTTCATTTCACCCCTTTCTATTGCGTAATAAAGACAAAGCCCCGAAAACATAAGGTTTTCAAGGGCATTTGATACTAATGTGTTACTGAATGGCAGTTATGCAAGCACCATAGGCGGCATCGACTACACCGCCCCGGAGGTTAGGTATTTGACAGCCAAAGGCTGCTGATACTGTGCATCCTGCCCGGAAATATCAATCAAAACTGAATGTGTCAGGCAGAAGAAGCTTAGAAACGCCGTATCGCATGGAATCCATACCATGTGAAAATTCGTGATCCGGCTTATCGGTCAATTTTCCATCCCTATCTTTCGCCCAACAATAATTGCTGATTTCCTTGTAGAACTCTGTGCATCGTGGGTGAACCACAATTTCATAGTTCTGTATAAGCTGAATACCGTGATTCACACTGTCCTTGCCCTTGCGGGAAGGTTCAGCATTGATACCTTCATCCTGCAATTCGGCAATACTCTTTGGCTCTGCTGAATCACAAACAATGCGCTGCCCGCCATATCCCATTTTTTTAATTTGTTCAGCTATGGCTTTGTTGGTAACACCTGTTTTATACCATTCATCGAAAATATAGATACGCATTGCAGCGTTATCCACCATTTCACACACAAAGGCGTTCGGATCAGTAAAACCAAAGTCAAGGTTAAAGGCTGCCTTGATACCCTTGATTTTTCGTATTTCATCAATATCAAAATCTTCAACCCGAACATTGGTGTAAATCAGCCCTTCCGCAATACCCCATTCACCTTCACCTTCAATACGGTAACGGCGGGGGTTTTGAACCTTCATTTTCAAGAAAATATTGCGGTCAGCTT